GTCCTTATGAACTATGAAGTGTGAAGTCAAACTCTACGTTGCTGGCAAGGTCTTCACCGAGGAAGTCTATGCTCGTAACTACCAGGAAGCACGTGAGGTTGCCCTTGCTCGTAACCCCAATGCCAAAGTCATGGGTGTCAACGCTAAGTTCTAATGTGGAGACTGTGGGCGAAGGCACTCGGTCAGAAAGAAGGAAGAGACGAGAAGGAAGCAGATAAGATTGCTATTATCAGAACTCTTATCATGTTTCAGTTGGTTCTGACTAACCTGTTTATTATATCAGGAAACATTTTATCATTTTACAAACACTTCAATGGCGGAACTCAAGGACTACCTGTACAGTATCAACCAGTCAAAGCAGAATCTACTAGATGAAGATCCTTCAGTAGAGAAAGCATACCCACCATATATCATCAACAAATGTCTAGGGTCTTTCATGGACTCTATTCTATTTGCCAATGAGATGAACAAGAATTGCCATCTCCCAAAGAAGATGCAATATGACTTCTTTATAAATAGTTTGAAGCCAAGGAAAAGATTCACTCCTTGGATCCGAAAGGAAACCTTAGAAGAAGTTGAATTAGTAAAGCAATACTACGGTTATTCCGAAGACAAAGCGTTACAGGCATTACAAATTCTTACCAAGGATAATATTGATGACATAAGAAAAGCATTGAATAAAGGTGGCATGAAATGAACACAGAAATTGAAGTACAATGGAAACCTACCGACATGGTTGAGGTATCCCTTGGACAACCTGATGACTTCCTGAAGGTAAGAGAGACGCTAACACGTATTGGTGTAGCATCTCGGAAAGAGAAAAAGATTTATCAGTCTTGCCATATTCTCCACAAGCAAGGCAAGTATTATATTGTTCATTTTAAGGAGTTGTTTGCCCTTGATGGCAAGAACACCAACCTTTCCTTGAATGATATCCAACGACGTAATCGTATCATCCAACTGTTATCTGATTGGGGACTGATTGCTGTAGTTGATAGCGCTAAGATTACAGACGTAGCACCACTCAATCAGATCAAAGTTCTCTCGTTCAAAGAGAAAGAGGATTGGACACTAGAGTCTAAGTATAACATCGGTAAAAAGAGAGTAGTAACCGAAGCATAAATATCAGCGAGACCTTTCGTGCGGTCTCTACATAGTCGGAACACCCTAAAAACTGTTACGGTTATTACTGTAGCAGTTTTTTTCTGTCTTGGTTAAATAATACTGGATGCCTTCGGGGTCCGAATCAAGTAAACTCTCGCTTAAATAGGAGAACCGACAATGACTAATACTTGGGATATCTATCTACCCCACGCTGTAGGTCTGAGTGATATGTTCCACAGACTTGACTCAATGACAAGTCACAACACGAACTATCCTCCGTACAACCTAATCAAACATGACTCCAGTAACTACGAAATTCAGCTTGCTCTTGCAGGATTTAAAAGAGAAGAGATTGAAGTATCTACTGAATCAAACATTCTCCGAGTTGCCACCAAGACTTCAGGAACAGATCCTAAAGTCGAGTATCTGCACAAAGGAGTGTCGAAAAGATCATTCACGTTCACTAAGCAACTCGCTGACGATGTTAGAGTTGTGGAAGTAGACTTTGAAGATGGTCTATTAATTATTAGTTTGGAAAAGATTATACCTGAACACCAGAAGAGAACTGTATATGACATCGGCACCGCTGTCATTGGTGGTCAGAAAATTGAGAAGCAACTGCTGACAGAATAAATATTGGCACAGGACCGCTTGTCGGTCCTGTTCTTTTTTGATATAATGTGGAGAACTGATATTAGTTATGCCGATACGAATAGTACATTTGATTTCGGGCGAACAAATTATCACTAGGGTAGTAGAGGTAAAGAACTCGGAAGGAGAACCAGTCTACTTCGAGTTTGTCATGCCAATGTTACTGACTTTGTTTCCACCTGAAGAGGGTGAAGAGACAAAGATCAATTACCTGCCTTGGAGTCCATTCTCAAGCTCTGCTACATTCAAGGTAGCGTTTGAGAATGTGATGTCTGTTGGTGATGTTCAGGATTATGTGCTAGACTCATACCTGAACATTGTTCAACCAAAATATCCAGTCCTTTCACAAGAAGAACTAAGTACGTACATTAAACAAAAGGAAGAAAAAAATGTCTGATGAACAAGGTGGGGCACAACTCAATCCGTCGATTGTAGTCCTGAGAACTGGCGAAAAATTGATCACTATCCTACAGGAAGTGTTTGAAGGTGAAGGTGATGACAAGAAAGGTGTTTGTCTGGTGATGAACTACCCCTACGAACTGACACTGCTCGCTGTTGATGGTGCTGATGAAGCACAAGATCTTCAAGTCAAGTACAGCAAGTGGTGCCCATTCTCTACCGATGCCCAGTATCGTATCCCTTACGATGGCATCCTGACTATTGGTGTCCCTGATGTTGGACTCTCTGGAGCATACATGCAGAAGGTTGAGGAGCAGAAGAAGATCACCGAACAGAACAATGAGAACTATCGTCTCCAGCAAGAGGCAGTAGCAGAAGCACTCGCCGCTGGTGGTGCCCAGGGAATGACTAACACCGCTGGTGTAGGTGCCACTGAGGAGCACCCCGTTGCTGAACCATTCGAGGTAGTAGATGCTGAAGTTGCTGAAGTTTGACGGGCACTGGCTCGTAGCAGAGGTTGAAGAGATTCCTGGCACTGAGTTCGGAGACCCCGATTGTGTGCTAAAATACCCATGTGAGGTAACGGAGGACGGCGCTGTGCCGTTCCCACCTTTTTCCGATGACCGTGAGTTGGCGGTCAGGTCTTCAGAAATCACCTTGATTGCTGAACCTGATGGCAAAACCGCATCGTTCTACTATGATCTGAAGTCTGAATGAAGTTCTATACCAGTGTTCAACAGTCTGGGAACACGCTCCTTGTCCGTGGATATCAAAACGGACGCCAGTTCACCCAACGGGTGAAGTATAACCCTACTCTCTTCCTACCAGACCGCTCAGGTATGTCTGGTTGGAAGACACTGGATGGGAAGTGTGTCCGCCCTGTCAAGCAGGGGACTATCAAAGATGCTAAGCAGTTTATCGAGACCCATAAAGAGATCGAAGACTTCCCTGTCTACGGTCAGACTCGATACAACAACCAGTACATCCTGGAGGAGTACCCTTCGGATGAGATGAAGTTTGACATGAATCAGATTCGTCTGTTCACACTTGACATCGAGACTGGTGCTGAGAATGGTTTCCCTGACATTGAAACTGCTGACCAGGAGATTCTTCTGATCAGTATCAAAGACTCATACACTGGTCGTATTACTGTATTCGGTTCACGTCCCTATGAAAATAGTGACCCTAGTGTTGACTATCTAGAGTTCGGCACTGAAGTTGGTTTGCTCAAAGCATTCCTTAACTACTGGGTCAGTAATTTTCCTGACGTGATCACTGGTTGGAACGTCCAACTGTTCGATATGCCGTACATCATCAAGCGTATCGATAGGATCATAGGAGAAAAAGAATCCAAGATGATCTCTCCTTGGAACAGTATTCTGTATCGAGAGATCTACATCAAAGGTCGTAAGCAGATTGCTTATGACATCAGTGGCATCTCCTGCCTTGACTATCTGGAACTGTACAAGAAGTTTACTTACACCAACCAAGAATCATACCGACTGGATCACATCTGCTCGGTAGAACTGGGTGAGAAGAAACTAGATCACAGTGAGTATGACACCTTCAAAGAGTTCTATACTAAGGACTGGAAGAAGTTCGTAGAGTACAACATCATTGACGTTCGTCTGGTTGACAAACTTGACGATAAGATGAAGTTGATCGAACTTGCTATCACCATGGCATATGATGCTAAGGTGAACTTTGAGGATGTATATTCTCAGGTAAGGATGTGGGACAACATCATCTATGTGTATCTCTCCAAGAGAAACATGGTCATTCCTCCCAAGCGGGAGAGTCGTAAAGATAACAAGTATGTCGGAGCTTATGTTAAAGAACCTATTCCTGGAATTTATGACTGGGTGGTCAGTTTTGACCTCAACTCCCTATACCCTCACCTCATTATGCAGTACAACCTCTCGCCAGAGACGTTGTTACCCCACCGCCACCCTACGGCAACCGTAGATCGATTCCTAAACCAGGAGATTGATCTGTCTGATCTCGATGGTCAGACTGTGTGTGCTAACGGTACGTTCTATGACACAACTAAACGTGGGTTCCTGCCTGAACTGATGGACAAGATCTATCA